AGGTCCGGTTCGCGGCCGGCGGAAGCACCACGCAGCTGTGGAGTGCCTACGGGTACGTCACCGGGTTCGAGGCCGGCAGCCAGATGGAAGACATGCAGACCGGCACGGTGACGATCAAGCTGTCCGGTTCTGTGACTTGATGATGCAAGGAGGCGCGGACGATGGCCCTGACTCGCGAGGAGATCAAGGCGAAGCGTGGCGTATTGCCGCGTGAGCCCTTAGACGTGCCCGCACTTGGCGGCACCGTCTATGTATCCAAGATGAACGCCAAGGCCCGCGACCGCTTTGAGCAGATGGTCACGGGCGGCAAGGTTGGCGGCGTCAACTTAGAAAACGTGCGTGCCAAGTTTGTCGTGCTCGTCACCACCGACGAGGCCGGCAAGCCGCTGTTCACGATGGATGACGCGGACTGGCTCGGCGAGCTCGACACGGAGGCTGTGCAGGCGATCGTCGACAAAGGCTTTGCCATGAACGGCATTGGCGTCAACGCTGTCGAGGAAGCGGCAAAAAACTAGAGGGGCGACCTGTGATGCTGTTCCTGCACAGGCTCGCCCTCAAGCTCGGCATATGGGACGTGCCCGCCCTGGCTGCCGCCATGCCCGTCGACGTTCTGTACGGCTGGATGGGGTACTACCAGCTTGAGCCGTGGGGCGACGAATGGCTGCGGAGCGCCGTCAGCTTCGCCCAGTTTCAAAACGCACACCGCGGCAAGAACAAGAAGGCGTCCAAGCCGGAAGACTTCATGCCGGTCGACAAGCGACAGCAGACGCCCGAGCAGATGCTGGCTGTGCTTCAGAGCATCCCGAGGTGACGCATGGCTAAAGGCAATTTCGGACGCGTCAACGTCAGCATTACCGCAAGCACTGGCGGGCTGACTTCGGGGCTTGCTACTGCTGGAAAGCAGCTGGCAGGGTTTCGCTCTTCGGTGGCTGGTTCGTCGTCGATGATGTCTGCGTTTAACGCTGGCGTGGACAAAGCCGGCGTTTTGCTGCCAGACGTCGGCGGTCTGATTGGAGGCATCGCGGCAGCCATGCTCGGGCTTTCTCGTGGTGCATCTATCGCCACGTTTGGCGTCCGCGTCCTGACTGCTGCCATAAAGTCTTTGCTGTTGCCGCTCGGGTTGGTGGCCTTAGTCACGGCACCGTTCATGGCTTTTTCCAATGCGGCAGAATCACTCGATGCGGCGAGCAAGTCGGCGTCCCGTCTGGGCATTTCGGTTAGCACGTTCCAGACGTTGTCTCAGGTCGCAGACGAAGCCGGCGTCAGCGTTGAGCAGATGACCGGCATGATGACCAGGCTGGGCATTCGCGTTACAGAGGCGAGCCGCGGCAACAAGGCGGCGCAGGACTCGCTTTCTCGGCTTGGGCTGACGTTTGCCCAACTGCAAGCCCAAAGCCCGCAGCGGCAGTTTGAAATGATTGCTCAGCGGATCATGGCACTGCCAACTGCCGCGCAGCGATCCGCTGCTGCCGTTGCCATTTTCGGAAAGTCCGGCGCGCAAGCCATGGGGCTGATTGCTGCGGCAACGACTGGTGCGATTTCCGAAGTAGAAAAGCTGCGGGACAGGTTGGGCGCAAACATGACCGACCAGCAGACGGCTGGCATTGAGATCATGAACGACGCCCTGTCGCGTCTCTCATTGCCGCTCGAAGGCTTCATCAATCAGTTCGTCGCTGGGCTCGCGCCAGCCATCACCACCGTCTCGCGTCTTTTCGTGCAGTTCTTAGCAGAAAACACTTCAGGGTTTAACGTCGCAAAGGCTATGGCCGACGGGCTGGTGTTCAGCCTGCGTATGGTCGTCGGTGCGGCGACGTTGCTGACCGGCGTTTTTCAAGTGTTCATGGCGCTGGGCTCGAGGATCGGGCAAATCTTCAACGAAGCCTTTGCGATCATCCTGCGTGGCGTCGCCCGCGTGATGAAGTCCATGGCCACGCTGGCAGAGGCTGCGGGCTTTGAGGGGCTCGCCGCGAGTCTTGCCGAGGGAAGCCAGGGAGCCCGCGAGCTTGCCGCCGGTGCCGCAAACATGGGTCGCATGTACGGCGAGCAGGCTGGTCAGACGTTCGCCCAGGCTGCCGAGAACATGGGCAACCCATTCGGTGCGTTTGACTCTGAGTTTGCGAACGCTCAGCGCGAGGCGGCGGCCACCGTAGCGAAAGACATCGCACAGACCGGGCCCACTGCAGCCAAGGCAGTCTCCGATGCAGTCAAGGTTTCCATGCAGGAGCTTAAAGCCTTGGTGGCCGGCACGTCCGGCGGCGAGTCGTTTCGCAACTCCATCCTGCGCGGATCCGACCCGCGGCTCTCTGACGACGCCCCAGCAAAGAAAACTGCAGACAACACTGAGCGGACGGCCGACGGCGTCGAAGACCTGCCGGACGCCTTGGCGGCGTCCCTCGGCCAGCAGTTCGGCCTGGCCTCACTTATGGCGTGACCAATGGCAATCACAGACGTAGTCATTCTGTACGAGGACGCGGTCGAAGAGGCGAAGGCCGACAAGGGCAAAGTGCGCCGGTCCGGCCAGCGAGTCTTGCTCGCGAAGACGGATACCAAGAACCCAAGCTTTACCGACGTTGCCGAAAGCACGGCCGCGTGGCCCGGCCTGGGCAACGAAAAGATTCCACAGATCAACGATGAATTTCTGTTCGGGGCGTACAAGCTTTACGTGGCCAGCCGTCGGTTTTCTTGGTTTAAGGGAACGGAGCGCGGCGTACAGATCGACGTGCGGTACGAAGGCGTTGACGAAGAAGCAAACCAAGAGGACCAGCCAGGCGAGGAGCCCAGCACTTGGAAGCGTATCTCAATTAGTTCCTCACAGGTGACAGTCCCGGCGAACGAGTCGCGCGACGTGGAAGGCATCAACCCGAAGCCCATCACGAACTCCGCGGGCGACCCGGTCGACGGGCTCGAGGAAGAGACCGCCATTGCGGTCATGAAGTACACGAACAGCTACGCCCTGGACCCGAACCTGCCGGGCTTCTATGACTGGCTGAACACCGTAAACCAGAGTCCGTTCCTTGGGGCCGCCAAGAACACGCTACGGATGACCGGGTTCACGGCGGACTTTGACGACGCGACGCAGCTGTGGAGCGTCACGGTCGAGTTGACCTACAACCCGAAACAGTGGCGGATCGGCTACTACGACGCTGGCTTCAACGAACTGGTGAGCGGCGAGCGTGTCGTCATCAAGGACAAGGCCGGCAACCCAGTCTCCAGCCCGGTGCCGCTCGACAACACAGGACAGGCTAAACCTGTCGGGCAGGAACCGGACCTGCTCTACGTCTACCCGTACGAACAGAAGAACTTTTCAAACCTACTTGCGGACTTGAGGATCTAGCATGGCCAACGAAATCAAAGTTTCCGTCTCGCTCAACCTGTCGAATGGCAACCTTGAGGAGCGATTCTCGGAGTCGAAGCAGATCGACCAGGCGAAGGGGCTGACCGTCGGCGGCGTCGTCGAGGTTGGAACTGCTGTGACGACGCTTTCGCTCGGGGCTGTGACAACAGCCGGCTACGCGGCATTCCGGCACATCGCGACGGCGACGGCCGGCACGCAGTACGTACGCATCGGGCACTACGACGGCACAACCCTGCAGGGCTTTGCCAGGCTGCAGCGGAACGATGTCGCGGGCCCGCTGCGGCTCGACAAGAGCATCACGATCGGGCTGGCTGGCGTGACCGCTGCCAGCCATACGGCGGCGCAGCCGGTGCAGTACGTCATCTTGAGCGAGTAGCCCTATGGCGTCGATCTACGGCTTTTCCAGTGACGACGCCAAACGCATCGGGGCTGCGGTCCGTGCGATTGAAGGCAACAAGATCAACCGGTCAGCCGGCGGCCAAGAGTTCGCCGGGCCCAACCCCGGCGTGCGAATGATGCTGGGGAAAAGATCGACCGCAACGTGGGCGAAGGGCGGCGCGTCCGCCGTTGTCACCGCGTACGCCGGCGCTCACCCAGCGACGAACAGCGTCGGAACCGTGGTTGCCTACAACTACTTCGTCACACTGGGCACCGCTAACACGAGCTCCAACTGGGTCGGCATGTCGAACAACGGCTTTGGCTGGATAGTCATCGCCGCGGAGTGCTGACCCATGGCAATGCTCGGCGCTTCGTGCAACGCGTGCTGCGACAAGTGCGAGAACCGCACTTGCCTTTTCGAACAAGGGGGCGGCAGCGTGACTCCAACAAGCGACTGCGAAGACAAGCCCGGCTGCAACTGTGAGTTGGACCCGGAGGGCGGCTGCATCGACCCGAGCGTGCTCGACGAAGACAACGAGCTAACGGTGCCGATTGCCGAGGCACCGCTGCGCGGCTACTGCTTCTCGTGCCCGAGCGCGGTTGTGTTTTCGATGCTCGCCTTTCGCTTTGTTGGAAACGACCCAAACGACAGGATTAGGTCCGAGGCTGCAGGCGAATGGGTGGAAGGCGTCGCGGCATGGATGGAGGCAAACGGCTACACGAACGTCACCACCTACAACGTTTTTTGTAGCAAGGGCGGAGCGGCTGAATCGGAAACCAACAACGTCGTTTGGGTGCGTGCCTGTTGCGACGGCGAGTTCTCGCAAGACATTGACGATTGTTACGACGTGTACGACGCGGCACCCGCTGACAGTTTCGGGCTAACGCCGCAAGTGCCTGTGCCTGTTAGCAATCCGTGCACCGGCGTGCCAAGCGGCCTCGGGATCCCCAAATGCCTTCCGAACCCGCTGCCCTAGTGCGCTGCCACGTCGGGCACCTCGAGGCCCGCTGCCGCGAGCGTGGCTATACGCTGGCGCAGGTGGCGGCCTGCATCGTCCAGCGCGACGGTGACCAGCTGCTGGTGGATACGTCGCACGAGGCGTACCCTCGCGACTACGCGCCCGGCTTCACGCCCAGACCGTCGAGCGGGCCCGGCACGGAACTCAAAAAGCTGCTCGGCCGCATCGGCATCACCGCCAGCCCGACCTGCTCGTGCAACGCGAGAGCCAGGCAGATGGACGCTTTTGGCTGCGAGTGGTGCGAGCAGAACACCGACACGATCACGGGCTGGCTGCGTGAAGAGGCCGCAAAGCGTCGCCTGCCGTTCCTTGACGCTGTGGGGAAACTGTTAGTACGTCGAGCGATCAGCAACGCCCGAAAGGAGCAGGCCCGTGCCACGGAAACCACGGACGGTACCAGCGAAGGCAGCGGCTCCGCAGTTTGACGACGCCCCTCTGGACTCAGACGACGAGGAGGGTGCCTGCCCGATCCCCGACGAGCACGGCGAGGTCGTGCTGCGTCGCAGCAAAACCACGACGGAGGGAACCAAGCGTGGCAAAGCAAAAGGCAGTTGCAAAAAGCCTGCTGGATGACGTGCTTTTACGGGCACGCGACCGGAAGCCGGGGTTCAAAAGCTGGGTCGAAAGGCTACCGGCAGAAGCGCAGGCGGAACTGGATCGCGTGCGGCAAGCGTTCGACCCCAACGTGCACCAGAAAAACGCCTACGCCGATGCCGTGATTGCTTCGTGCCAAGAACGTGGATGGGCGACCTGCGGCCGACAGGGAGTTATAGATTGGTTAAATCGACGCTAGTCGCCGACGTTGCCGCGAAGCTTCCGCAGCCGCAGCCTGCCGCCGACGCGGAGCAGGTGACGCAGCGCCGCGACGGCGAGGTACTCGAGGCCCGCAGCACGAGCCGGCGGATCAAGACCGTCGAAGATCTGCTCGCCCACATCGAAGCGGACATGAGCCGGTACGAAGTCGCCGCGAGCGAGGCGACCAAGTGGGAGTGCGCCAGCAGCGACGGCAAGGGCGGCACGACGGTGACGGAACTGCACCGGGTCTTTGTGCGGCTGAAGCCCAAGGCAGGCCCCGGCGTGCAGGAATGCGTTGCCGCGATGATCGCCGCGGCCAGCGGGAAACTGAGAACCAAGCCCTTGACCAAAACTGTCAAGGCTCGCCCGAGCGATCTTTGGCAGGTGCAGATCGTCTCCGACACGCACTTCGGAAACTACGCCTGGAGCAAGACGACCGGGCACGGCGACTACGATATCGGCATCGCGGAACAGCGGGTCGCGAGCACCGCCATGGGGCTGCTCGACATCGGCGACGAGTACCGCCCCGCCCTGCGGACGATCGCGTTCCTTGGCGACTTGTTCCATTACGACACGCCGCAGGGAACGACAACCAGCGGCACGCAGCTGGAGCGTGACGGGCGGCTGCAGAAGATGATCGAAGTCGGCAGCGACACGCTGCTGGCGGTTGTCGCCCGGTCTGCCGAGACGTGCCAGACGAACGTGCTCTTCGTCAACGGCAACCACGACGAGGTGCTGACGTGGGCTTTCCAGCGGATTGCCGCGGAGCGGTTTGCCAACCACAAGAACGTTACCATCTCACGCGATTGGACGCCGCGGCAGTACGCCGCCTACGGGCGGAACCTGTGCGGCTTCGCCCACGGCAACCGGGCGAAGCGGAAACTGCCGCAGTTGATGGCGCTGGAGGCCGCGAGCCAGTGGAGTGCCTCGGCGTATCGCGAGTACCACACCGGGCACTATCACTCGCAGGCGGCCGAGTGGTCCCGCCCGATCGAGACGATCGACGGCGTGCTCGTGCGTGTCGCGCCGACCGTGTGCCCGCCCGATGACTGGCACAGTACCAACGGGTTCGTCGGCGCTAGACAGTGCATGGAGACTTTCCTTTATCAAGCCGATGGTGGCCTAGTAGCACAACACGTAAGAGGGGCAACAGATGCAGACGATCGAACTGACCGACCCGACATTGGACCACGCCAACGCAGCACTACGAAACGCAGTGGAAGCAAGGCTCGCCGGTAGCTGCTGCGAGGGCGGCGCGTGCACCGTGCCCGAACTGCCCAGAGCACACCGCAGCAGCCGGGCGTTCGTAGCCCTGCTCGACGAGATGCGGCGACTCCACGAGAGCAAGAGTGCCGACTACGGCAGCGAAGAAGACCCACTGGCGAACGTCCGAAGCGGGGCCGACTTCGTGAACATCGAAGCGTGGCGCGGCTGCATGGTCCGCATCGCGGACAAGGTCCAGAGGCTGCGGACCTACTGCCGCACCGGCCGCCTGGTGCACGAGGGCGTACGCGACACGCTGTTGGATCTCTCGGCGTATTCCCTGCTGGCCATCGTCTTGTTTGACGAGGGGCGCGATGCGTGACGCCGTACCGCCGCTCACCGCCGACGACCTCGCGAGAATGGAGCACCGGGCCCGTAAATTTTCGGGAGCGTACACCGGCACCAGCGGCACGCTCGCCGCCGACGTGATCCGGCTGCTCCGCGAGCGGCTGCGGCTGCTCGAAGAGATCGCACTGCTACGGGCACGACTTGAACAATAGGCTCCGTGCGTCACCTTTCCGCCGAGCCCGCGCCGCCCTAGCCGTCTCCCTCTCGGCTGGGGCGGTTGCGTTTAGGTCGTGCGAATTGTGCGAACAAAACCAGTGTGCTTCGCGGAGGAAGTTCTACGACGCGTCCGACAAATCCAGCTTTGGCAGCAAATCCGTTGCATCTGGACCCTGCGGAACAATGCGAGGGTCGAGGTAGCTCTTTATCGTGATCTGCGGGCTAGAGTGGTCGGCGAGCCGTTGGCCGGCACCAGGGCAGGCGGCCTCTACATAGGACACTGCCGCCCGCCTGATGCCGTGGAACCCACGGTACTGGACGTTCGCCCGCTTGCATATCCCCTGCAAACGCTTCCACAGGAGGCACGCTGAGCGATCCCACGGCCAGACCAACTCGCCCGACATGCGAATACGCCCGTTCAGCAGTTCGGCCGTGGCGGGCGAAATCTGCCGGGTGATGTCCCTGGTCTGGTTTTTTCGCGTTTCCGCCCGAAACGTGATGCGTTGGGCCACGAGATCGACTTCCCGCCAGCGGGTCGCCAGGGTGGCCGTGATGCGTTCCCCGGATTCCCAGAGCACGAGCAGCAGGGACGACCACCAGATCCCGGCAGGGACGCCTGAGATCGTCCCTGGCATGCGTCGGGCCTCGCGGATCAGCAGCGACACCTCGGCAGCCGTGTAGCCCGTAGGCGTCCGCGTAGGGGCTCTGATGATGGGCACCTCGGGCCACTGCTCTACGTAGCGTTTCCGGCTGGCGTACCGCCACAGGGCCAGAAGCTGGACCCGATCGCGGGCCGCCGTCGCCCGGCACGTCTCGCGCTCGCGAATCGCTAAGAACCTCGCAACCGTTAAGTCGGTTAAATCCGAGGTTTTCGGCGGTCCCGG